CACAAATTATTCAAGCATTGCACGTGATTATGATGGTTCATATTCTTCACAAAGGCAGGAATTGGTTGAAGGGTGGTGCAACTATCAATCATTAACAGGGTTATTTATAAGCCTTCAACCAGCACCAAGTTATGTGAAGTTTGTCAACATGTGCATTGCTTCTGGACTTGTGAAAATACCTGCAGACCTTGACAGAAGAACAATGTTTGATGCAGATTTTCGTGGTCCTGCAATGCCATGGATTGATCCAGAAAGAGAAATCAAAGCCAAGGTTTTATCAGAGCAAGCAGGATATAAATCAGCACAGCAAAACATTCGTGAATCAGGTGGAACACCTGAAACTGTAAGAAAGCAAATCAAGACTTGGCGAATGAAAAATGATGAAGAAGGTCTTGTTTTTATAACTGACTCAAAACATGAACTTCAGAAAGATAAAAGTTCAGAAGAAGATAATTCAAAAAAGGGCGAATGACTATGAAGAAAAAGAATTATGAATTGATTGCAAAAGGTGACACTGAAGCAGACTTGATGATCTATGGTGACATAGGTGATTCATGGTGGTCAGAAAATGTGACCGCAAAGGGTGTTGTTGATGAACTTGCAGAACTGAATGTTGACTATATAAATGTTTATATCAATTCATATGGTGGATCAGTTTCAGATGGTCTTGCAATTTATAACGCATTGCGTAGGCACAAAGCAGCAATCAATGTTTCAATTGATGCTGTTGCAGTTTCTATTGCATCACTTATTGCCATGGCTGGTGACACAGTTGAAATGTCTGAAAATGCATTGTTCATGGTGCATGCACCATGGGGTGGTGCAGTTGGTAATTCTGCAGAAATGCGTGAATATGCCAATGTGCTGGACAAGTTTGCTGAAGCCATGTCATCAAGTTATGTGAACAAGACAGGAAAAAGCAAAGAAGATGTGATGGACATGCTGACTGATGGTATTGATCACTGGTTCACGGCAGATGAAGCACTTGAAAATGGATTTGTTGATGTCATCAATGAAGGTGAATTTGCTGCTGCAGCAAGCTTCAATGAAACCGGATTCAAAGATTCAAAATATTTTGCTGCATCATTGATGTCAAGTTCATTAAGCAAAGAAGAAAACAAAACAGAAAATTATTTACCAAGTACCACCAAACTGGCGGCAATGGTCGCTGCTATATCAAAACCACAGAAAGAGGAAATTAAGATGGACCCAAAAAACAAAGAAGGTCAAGCGGCCAAAACTGAAGCCGTAAACAATGAAGCTGCAATTGCTGCTGCCAAAAAAGAAGGTCAGGCAGAAGCAAAAGCACAAAACAAATCGCGTGTCAGTGATATTCAAGATCGCTTCAGTCCCTATGCATCACATCCCGGCGCACAGGAAATCATGGCTGAATGTATTGCATCTGATGATTGCACACCAGATCAGGCAACACAGAAGTTGCTTGCAAAACTTGGTGAAGGTGTCACATCACTGTCAGGTGGTTCACAAGCTGCAGTAATTGAAACAGAAGGTGAAAAACAAATCGGCGCGGCTGCTGATGTTCTTCTGATTCGTGCAGGTGTTCAAAACATGAAGGGAAATGGTGTCAAGCAGTTCCAAGCTGACCTGAATGGTAATCCTTTCCGTGGTTCAACTCTGATGGATATTGCACGTTCATGCATTCGTGCAGCTGGTAAAAATCCAGATGGTATGGACAAACGTGCACTTGTATCTGCAGCCTTCCAAACAACCAGTGACTTTCCTGTTCTGCTTGAAAATGTCATGCATAAGGTTCTGTTGACAGCATATGCAACAACACCAGACACATGGTCAAGATTCTGCAAAATAGGTTCAGTGTCTGATTTCCGTGCTCATAACCGATACAGAACCGGGTCAATTGGTAATCTGGACAACATCAATGAAGCTGGTGAATATGAACACAAAACCATTCCTGATGGTGAAAAAGGCACAATCACTGCAACCACCAAGGGAAACATTATTGACATCACACGCGAAGTGATCATTAATGATGATCTGCAGGCGCTGACTGATCTTGCTTCAATGCTCGGTCGTTCATATCGTCGCACTATTGAAGCAGCAGTTTATTCATTGCTGGCTGAAAATAGTGGTCTTGGTCCAACCATGTCAGATTCAAATCCATTGTTTGATGCAGCACATTCAAATCTTGGTGCAGGTGCTGCAATTTCCATGGCAGCAATTGATGCTGACCGGGTTGTGATGGGTTCACAAACTGGAATCGGTGGTGTTGAAATCCTTGATCTGAAACCTGACGTTCTGTTGGTTCCACTTGGTCTTGGTGGTTCTGCACGAACAATCAACAATGCTGTTTATGATCCAGACACAGCAAACAAACTGCAGAAGCCAAACACAGTGAATGGTTTGTTCAGTGACATTGTTGACACTGCAAGGTTGACAGGCACGCGCCGATATACTTTTGCAAATCCTGCTGATGCACCTGTCATTGAAGTTGCTTTCCTTGACGGTATTCAGGAACCATACATTGAAGCAAAAGATGGATGGAACACTGATGGTGCTGAACTGAAAGTTCGTGGTGACTTTGGTGTTGCTGCAATTGATTATCGTGGTGCTACAACTGACGCGGGTGCATAAGCAACTGCATTGAATAAAAAGGTCTTGAATTGATCAAGACCTTTTTTTAATAAATTCGTAAAAAATGAGGAAAAGAAAATGGCTGATAATTATGTAAGTGAAGGCGATGTGATTCAGCATCTGGCAGCAGCAACATTGACAGCAGGTGTTCCATTTGTTCTTGGAAAATTGATTGCTGTTCCGCTTGTTGATTTGGCAATTGGTGAAACTGGTTCTGTTGCAATTGGTGGGGTGTTTGATCTGCCAAAAGTATCTGCAGCAGTTATCGCGCAAGGTGAAAACGTGATCTTTGATCTGTCTGCACTTGCGTTTGATGATAATGCTGCAACACCTGCAACGGGTGATGTTTCAAATTGTTGTGTTGCAATGGAACCGGGAATCAATACACAAGTATTGCTGAAAGTGAAGTTGAATGTTTCAATTGGTACAGTTGCTTAATTAGCAATTTAAACTGAAGATGAAATGGAAGACCGGGAGCAATCCCGGTCTTTATTTATTATGGCAATGATTGAAGACCCGGATGTTTTTTTCAACACTGATGACTTTGCTGTTGATGCTACCTACACAGCACCAAGTGGAACACCAGTGGTGACAAAAGCAATTCTGAATCATGACATGGAGCAACTAGCATCTGAACGTGTGACAGACATTGAATTGATTGTTGCTGATGTTGGAACACCAAAAAGAAATGCAACAATTGACATTGGCGCTGATCAGTACCTGGTTGAAAGAATAATTGACAATGACGGATTCATTGTCACTGTTGCTGTGAGCAAAGTATAAATGGCAAATGCAATTGAATTTGATGATGAAGCAATCAGGAATGTTGAAGCTATATTCAAGAATGTGAAAAACGGTGCAAAGAAAGTCATTGCACGCGCAGTCAATAAGACAGGCGCAAAAGCAAAGACAGAAACAAGTGTTGAAATCAGAAAGGTTGTAAATCTAAAAGCAAAAAGAGTTGGTGAAGCACTTAAATTGAAAAGGGCAACTTTCAGAAACCTGACTGCAGTCCTGACTATTTCAGGAAAGCCAATCCCATTGATTGAATTTGGAGCAAGAAAAACAAAAAGAAATGGTGTGTCAATCAGGGTCAGAAAATTAAAGCCAATTGAAAAACACAGGACTTCTTTCATTGCGACAAGAAGAAGTGGAAGTGGTGAAGGCGTATTCATAAGAAAGGGACCTGCAAGACTTCCAATTGATGAAAAGATTGGACCTTCAATTCCAGCGGTTTTTCAGTTTAACAATGAATCAACAGTTTCAATCAATGCTGCAGAAAACCTTGTGAAGAATCTTGATTCAGAAATTAAATTTTTATTGAGTAAACAACCATGATTGAAACAGTCAGTGAAACAGTCCGTGAAAGAATACTTCAGGCAATGCAAGCAGCAATGTCAGATGTTGTTGTTGCACGTGGTTTCAATACAAATATAGGTCATTCAGTCTACAGATCAAGAAGCACATTTTTTGAAGATGAAGTCCCTGTTTCAACACTGAATGATGGTGAAGAAGTCACCAGCGTTGATGAATATGGTGGTGACAGATCAATTATGCAGGTGTCTATTCAAGTTTTAATAAATGAAAATACTGATGACACATACAGCAAAGAATTGAATTCAATAATTGGTGAATTCAAGAATGCAATCGGGTCTTCTGATCCAACGTGGAATGATCTTGCTGAAGACACACAGTGCATTGGATTTGTCCCACTTTATCCAGAAGAAGATGGAATAAAAACCATTGCAGGTGAACTTTCATATCAAGTGACATATGTGACAATCAAGGGTGATCCATATTCTGTTTTGAAACCATAGGTGAATTAAATTATGAAAATTAAGATGAAACATACAAGCACTGCAGTTGATACTGATGGTGCTATGATCGTGTTCGGACCTGCAGGGGAAGAATATTCCACTGATGGTGGACTTCTGACTGATGACTTGGCTGAACAGTTGATGAAGAAAGGTGCAACTGAACAAGCCAAAACACCATCAAAAAAATCTGATGTAAAATCAAAATAGAACCTTTGGAGGGTTTACAAAATGTCATTAAATAAAAACGCGCAACTGAAATTTGAAGCAGGTCAGAATCCACGTGGTATCACTGCCATGACAGATTCAGGTGACATGCTCACATTCAATACAGCAGCACTGAAGCCATGGTCAAAAAAATCAGGCTTTGAATATAGTGTCACACCTGATGGTGTTGCAACAGGTGGAAATGTCAGTCCGGGTGTGTCTGGTTCAAATGATGTGGTTGATGTCACAGCATTGACATGCTATTTGGCAGGCGTGCTGACAAGTGTCAGTGCAGGTGCTGACAAGGCAGTGACTCGCGCTGCAACTGATGTTGCTTGCATCAATTCAATCACAATCAATTCCAGTGGTGTAATCACTGTAGTAAAAGGAACTGATTCTGCTGATGCAACATTCAGTGAAACACGTGCTGCAGCAGGTGGTCCACCTTTGATTCCAGTCGGTTCAATTGAACTTGCACAGGTCAGAATGGCAAGCAACACTGCGGCAGCTGTGACTGCTGCTGAAATTTATGCTGTTGTTGGAACACATCGTGAAAAATATGATTTTCCGGGGTGGGAAGAAAATCCTGCTGATGGTGAAATCACTTTTGATTCTGTTCTTCCTCAATCACACACAGGAGCAATCCCAAAAGGCGTGTTCAATGATTTCAGCACACCAATTTTTGCACCAATATCAATTGCGGGTGATTACAAGCCTTCTTCAAACAGTCATTCTGTTTCTTCAGAACCTTATTATAATAACAAGACACTTGGTTCTGTCAGCACTTCACTTGGTCAAGGTTCGTTCATTGCCAAATTGAATGATGGTGTGACTGATGCAATTGTGAAGGTCAAGAATGAAAACTTGTGGTTCCAGTTCTTTCCTAACAAGAACAAATCACCATACTGGCTTGACCAAGGAATTCTTGGTATTGATCTTGATTTTGGTGCAACTGATCATCCAACTGCAAATTGCACAATTTCTGCAGAAAATGAAGCGACAAGGGTCGAAGTGTAATGCCCGGATTCAAAACAGATGAATTTATTCAGGCTGATTTGAATCCACGTGTTGAAGCCATAAAAGTTCCTGACCTTCAAAGCTGGTTTGAAGAAGGTCAGGAACCTGTGTGGAATGTGCGCGGGTTGAATGGCTGTGAAGTTGCACAGTACACTGAAGCAGTTGCAAAAAACAGAAACCTTTCTGCAATTGCTGAAGGTCTTGTTTCTGGTGATAAAACAGATGTAATTGAAGGAATGCGTGAATTGCTTGGTATTGGTGAAGCAGTTCCAGATGAAACAGCAAAAAGGATTGCTGTTCTTGAACTCGGTTCTGTTGATCCAGTTGTTGACAATCAAATTGCTGTCAAATTAAATGATGCATTTCCTGTGATATTTTTTCAGATAACAAACAGGATACTGTCATTGACAGGTGAGGGTGCAACATTGGGAAAGCCCAAAGACTCTGGCGAATGCCAGAAGTCAGAATGTGCTTGATGATGTGTGAACAAAATGGAAGGTTTTTATTTGAAGCACTTCCACAACATTTTCCACATGGAAGATGGACTGAAGATGAAGCTGCACTTTGGGCTTTGCATTATCAGTCAAAAGAAAAAAAACAGACTTAATAAATAAAGTTTTATCATAAATTAACATTTTTAAAGGCCTGGTCAAAATGATCGGGCCTTTTTTTTGGATAAAATATGCCAGATTTAAGAAGAACAATTGATATTATTTTTAATGGGATTGACCAGACAGGGAAAGGTTCTGATTCTGCATTAAGTAATATTAACAAGGTGACATCAAACATTCAGTCATCTGTCAGTGCCTTGTCCAATGTTACAAAAGAAGTTCTGAAATTTGAAGCTGCAGCAGTGACTGCTGGTGTTGCTCTGACCGCTTTTTCTGTCAAAGTTGCTTCAGATTTTGACACAGCATTCAGAGAAATTGCAACACTGATAAACATTCCACTTGAAGGTTTAGGTCAATTCAGGGAAGAAATAAAAGAATATTCAAAAGATTCAACACAGTCACTTGACCAAATAACACAGTCAATCTATTCATCAATTTCTGCTGGCATTGATTACAAGGATTCAATTGGTGTTGTCAGTCAGGCTGAAAAACTTGCTGTTGCTAGTAAAGCAGGACTAAATGACACACTTCTTGTTCTTGTTTCTTCTCTGAATGCCTATGGTTTAAAAGCAGATAGTGCTGCACAATTTTCTGATGCATTATTCACGGCAGTTGAAAAAGGTCAGCTGACACTTCCAGAACTTTCTGCAAGTCTTGCACAGGTCACAGGAACAGCTTCAAATGTTGGGGTGTCGTTTGATGAACTACTTGCATCAATTGCAGCAATAACATCTTCAGGCGCTAAGGTTTCACAGTCCATCACCCTTGTCAAAGCGGTCCTGACTAATATCCTGAAACCTTCTGAGAAGGCCAAGAAAGTTTCTGCTGAACTCGGACTTGAATTTGGTCTTCAGGCAGTCAAAGCAAAAGGACTTTCCGGGTTCCTGAAAGACCTGATTGACAAAACGGGTGGAAGTCAGCAGAAAATGCTTGAGCTTTTTGAAAGTTCAGAAGCTGTCAATGCAATCTTCACGTTGACAGGGAAATCAAGTGACAAGTTCACTGAAGCACTTGATGCAATGGCGAAAAAGACAGGCGCTGTCAATGCTGCATTCAAAAAAATGGAAGATTCTGCAGGATTAAGCCTTCAGAATCTGACTAACAATTTCAAATCAGTTCTGATTTCAATTGGTGACCCACTGCTTGATGAATTTGGTGGAATCACTGCAGCACTATCCGCAATATTTAATGCTGTTGATGACAGTGTGAAGGGTGGTGCACTTCAAGAATTTGTTGGAAGCATTGAAGACATTGGACAAGCTATTCAGGCAACACTGGAAGAAGTTGCAAGGAATCTTCCAGCTGCATTGAATTCTGCTGATTATAGTGAATTCTCAGAAGGTCTTCAGGTTTTAAAAGATTCAATCAATGATTTGTTTGGTGGTGCAGACCTGACATCAGTTGATGGTCTGAAAAATATCATTGAAGGTGTTGGAACTGCATTCAACACACTGGCAACATTCACTGCAGGTGTTGGAACTGCACTGTCACCTGTCATTGAATTGCTGATTGATGCTGTTAAATGGTTTAATGATCTTTCAAATGGATCAAAAGAATTGCTTGGAAGTATTGGTGGAATTGCAATTGTCATTGATTCCCTTGCGCCTTCAATTTTTGCATTGTCTGTTGCATACCTTGCATTGAATGCTGCAAATATTTCCCTGAAAAGCGGTCTGATTGGGCTGACTAAGATTGCAGGAAAAGCAGGTCTTGCAGGGGCAATTGGAATCCTGACCTTTGAGTTTGGAAAATGGATTGATTTGAATGACCGCTTTGTTCCCGGGGTTGATACATTAGGCACAAAATTATATGAATTAGTTGATGCATTCAGCAAAGTCAGTGATGCTGAAAAACAAGCACTTGCCATTCAACAGGCTGATGAAGCTATTCAGAAAAGAAAAGTTGATTCAATCAGGGAAAATATAAAAGCAATAAATGATTTAATAAAATCAAAAAGCCAAGGTGCAGACACTGATGAAATTGTGAAGCAACGTGGTGATGCACTTGTCAAATCATTCAATGATCAGAAAATTGCATATGATTCAGTCACAGGTGTTGTCAGTAACCTTGCAAAAAAACAAGGTGATCTTGTCGATGTTTCTGGTGATTATGTCAAAGCAATAAAAGATGAAGATGGAAAAATTGTTGGTTATTCACAGGCCTTGACAAATGTAGGTGTCAGCCTGGACAAAGTTGCTGATAAGACAAAAAATGCTGTGTCAAAGTCTGATGCGCTTCTGATAAAGATGGAAGAAATTGCATCCAATGAAAGAATAAAGTCACTTGAATTTTCTATTGAACTAGATATTGCAAAAGTTCAGGCAAACGCTGAAGAAATAAAAGCAACTTTCCAGAATCTTGACACAATATTCATTAGCACTGGTGATGTAATTTCTGCAGCACTTGGACCGCTTGCCAATTTCAAAGGTGTCAGTGCATTTGATGCTGCATTCAAGGTCCTGAAAGATCAACTTGAAAAGGAAAATGCAATCAGGAAAGTTGCTGCTGATGACGCGCACCAATTGAGACTGAAGCAAATAGAAAATTTAAAAGCAAGAAATGAATCACTTGAAAGGGGTGACGGTTTATTCACAATTGATGGTTCAGGACTTGCGCCACATCTTGAAGCATTCATGTTTGAAGTCATTAAAATGGTAAGATTAAGAATCACAGAAGAACAGTCTGACTTATTGGTTGCGGTGAATTAAATGATTGGATTATCAACAATGACATTTGACACACAAGGATGTGTTGTCATAAACAAACTGAATCAGAATTCAGATGCTGATTCATTTACAAGGAGGGTGTCAAGAAGCAAAGCTTTGAATGGCATTGTTGTAATTGAAGATCGCGGATACACTGACGGTGACAGAACCATTAAAGCAATCCCTGATGCGCTAAGCATTTCAGATGCCAATAAAATCAGGTATATTGCAAAGACATATTCACTGATCAATATTTCAACACCTGATGGATTTTTTTCAGGTGTCATCAGTTCTGTTTCACCTGTCAGTGGAAGTCTTTCAATCACAATATTGATTAAGGAAAAGCTGAACTAATGGCCGTTATTACATACAAATATAATGTTGCAAGAAGATTTCCTTTTGATGGGTCATTTGATAACCCACTATACTTGGCATTATTGACAAGCAGTTTCGCATTTGATGCAACAGACACAATTTTTGCAGATGTTTCTGCAAATGAAGTTGTTGGTTCTGGTTATGTTTCAGGCGGGTTTCTTCTTGCAAATCCTGTTGTCAGTTATGACACGTTAATTGGAAAGCTGTCAGCTGATCCAATTTCTGCTGCAAATGCTGTTTTAACTTTTCGTTATGCAGTCACATATCTTTCTGGAACAATCAACGGTCTTGTGAATCCACTTGTCGCTGCATATTTGTTGGATGACACACCAGCCGACATCATAACAGATGGGAATGACCTTTCAATAATACCTTCAGCAAGCGGTTATTTTAAATCAACATGACAAGATTATTTTCAAGGGGTGGTGTTGATGGGGTTCTTGGTGTAACTCAATTTGTGCCCGATTTAACGATTATAATAACATTGCCAGTTATTGATTTTCCTGTGTCAGACAATGCGTTGTATTTAATAAATGAAGTGGACCAATCAAGAATACTCACACATTTATATAAATGTGTGATAACGGGTGCACCTGATTCATTATCTGATGTTGAAATCCCTGTTGAAAGTTTCACTACTAGGAAAAGATCAGGGTCACCAACTTATTTGAGCATCGTTGTCAAAGATGCAGGAACTTATGCAGACTTAATTTCAAACAGATCAAATGGGGAAATTGTCATGTCAAGGGGTTACATCCTGACAGACGGTTCAACTTTCTTCAATGAAATAGTCAGGACAAGCATTGATGACATAAAAACATTTGAAGGTGGTGACAATAGCAGTGTTGGACTTGTAGGATATAAAACAGTTTCTTCAAATGGCAAAAGCAGAACATTATACAATCCAAAATATAGGGCTGTTAGCAATGGCAAAAGAAGATTCAGACTTCCTGTTGACAACTTTATTGAACCCGGTGACGAAGTGACAATTGGCGCTGAAACATTTGTCATTGATTTTGTAACAATAACAGAATCAGAAAACGATTCATCAATGGAATTATCCGAGTTGTAAAAAATGGGAAAGGGAACAATTCTTTCGGGTGGTTCAGATGGTTATTATTTTATAGAATCAAATTATGACTATAGAAGAATAGCAGCACAGCTGAATGTTGTGTTTGCAAATCTTGCTGCAGTTGATATTGAAATAACAACAGAAACTGCAAGCACAGCAACACTTCAAGCAGAAGCAGGTGCAGCACTTACAGCACTTGATGCTGTCATCGATGATCCATCTTCAACTGAAAAACAAATTCAGGATGCAGTGTTGTTTGCAACAGAACAGTCTGCAATATATGAAGATAGTCTTTATAAGCTAAGATTGGCAAGGCTGAAGAAAGTTTCTTTTGAAAAAGAACTTGCTGAACTGTCAAGTGTTACTGCATTAAGAACAATTTATGCATGGTGTGCTGACCTGACAGAAACATTGACAGGTGTTGTTGAACTGGCTGAAATTGCTGGTGACAAAGATCAGGGAATCATTATTGCACCTGGCTTCAGTGATTCTGCCTCATATACAGAAGCAGAAGATGGAATTCTTCAGGAACATAAAGCAAATTATGGTAGTGCACCATATTATAATTTTGGTCTATACACACATGTTGAATATTGGCGTCCACGTTATAGATTAGCAACAGTCACATCTGTCAATTATCTTGATGACGTTGTTGATCTAACATTAATTGATTCAGAATCAAGTGATGGAATCAACCTTAATCAGACACCAAGCCTGACTGATGTTCCTGTTGTTTATATGGACTGTGCTTCAGCAGTTTTGATTCCAGACGACATTGTTCTTGTTGAATACGTTGGAAGAAATCTTGCAACACCAAGAGTGATTGGCTTCAAAGAAAATCCACGGGCATGTCCTGAAGACACATTTCTTTGTTTGCCTGCATCTGATTCAGCACCATTTGGATGGGCCGAACCATTTCTTGATGAAGATGGTGCACAAATCAATGGCGTGCTTGGATATGAATCAGGAAAAGATGTTGCAATATATGGTTCTGCATTGGGATTTTATGGAAATGATGGTCGCGGTGGATGGTTAGATTCACACACAACTGTTGATTCAAATCATCCAAGCTTTATTGAAACAAGAAGAATAATGTCGGAATATAATCTGAATATGATGTCAGGATTAAGACAGGACATTCTTGGAAATTGGGTTGAAAAGAAACACAAAAATGTCCTGACTGCAGGTCTTGATTCTGAAGCTTCAAATCTTCATGTTGATTGGATTGGTGCTGATGGAACAAGACTTTCATTCAAAGGTCCACCGGACAGATATAATCCATTTGGAAGATGTAGATATAATTACAGCAATGGTGGTGGAACTGAAGTCAGAACATGGCTTTATAATTGGTCATGGTTTTCAAAGTCTGTTTATCAAAAAGGTGCATTCTTATTTTCTGCACCAAGCAATGAATTTGTCACAGGTGCTGCTGTTCGTGGTTCTGATTATGTCGTTGTTACAACAACAAAGTTTGAAGACAAGTTTTACATCAGACCGATAACAGGTAATGATAATATTTACCATGCATCAACAAATCTTGATGGCTGGAAACTTGTTCACACTATTTCACAGCAAACAAACGCACACACAGTTGAAACTTGTTGGCTGTTCAATTCAAGTGGAACTGCTGCCCAATGCTTGCGAAGATTTGATGTTCCAGTTGTTACGGGGGCATACACTAATATTGAAATATCAAGGGCAATTGGTGACACATCAAACCCTGGCAATATTCATAGATACGGAATAACCCTTTCAGGTGAAACTGTTTCATTCACAGACCACGGTGTTGCAACATCTGGGTTTTATCTTGCAGTTGATTGGATTGGTGATGCACTTCAAATTCTTACAGGTGAACAAACAATCACATCAGGTGACAGTGGCGCACATATCAATGGAACTGTGACATTCAAATTGAATGGGAATGTCAGAAACACTTTCACATATTATTTTGACAATTCAACATATTTGAACACCGGCACTTTTTGCAACAAACTTGTTTATTGTGATTTAAGATTTGGTATTTTTATATATGATCTTTATGCAATGGAAACAAACGGTGCAAAGCAAAAGATTTCAATTTATAGGCATGGAACACTTCAACAGTCAGGACCTGAAGACAGTTTTGATACAACACAGCTTCAGTCAGTAGCACAGCAGCAATGGATTGATTCACAGTCTGGAAAAGATTGGATTTTATACCTTGGTGAATCAAGACTTGAATCAGCAAATAGATTTTATATTAACAGCATTAATTGGTGGACATCACCACCACTTTGGGGTTCTGATCCAATACCAGTTCATACATCAACTGTTTTTGGAAATAATGGAATGGAAGATGAAAATATTTTTGCAATCAGCAAGGATGGAATTTATTATATTTTTTCATTCATATATAGTGATTCAGATGCGAATACATTATATGTTGGATTATATTCAAGCAGCAATCTTGAAAATTCATTGTATGCAATCGGCACAAACCAAAGGTTTGCACCAGTAACGGCGATTGATTAGGGTATTATATGGGACTTCAACTGAAAGACACAAATGGTGTTCGGTGTACTCTGAAAACTGGAATCAATACAACTGTGACAAGTATTGAAGTCACGGAAACATTGCCATGGAAGTTGCCACCTGCACCAAATTTATTATATGGGTCAACATATGGTTATTATTATATAACAATTATAGATGCAGATGACCTGACTAAATGGGAAATAATGAGGGTCACAGGTAGGTCTGGAACATACCCAAATTACACATATACTGTGACAAGGGGAATTGATAGGAATTTAAACCCTGATTCATATCTTGCAGGGGCAATAATTCAAATAACACCAAGTCAATATTCAATTTCTGAAGTTCCACTGTTGGATGCTGGCTGTGCTGGTAACATTGCAATCAACTTTGGTGATGATGTTTATGTTTGCAAAGATAACCCAGTAACAACGACAACACAGCAATATAGATATTGGACAAATGGTTATCCTTATAATCTGGCACACAATCAAACAATGGTTGAAGTGGTATCAAACAGCCTTGATGCAGATTTAATTATTGATTTATATATAGCTGGGACATTTAAAAATTCAGTAACAATTCCAGCTGGTAACACTGGAACGTTTGGAAATGGAGTGGTTTTTAACAGCTTGTCAGCAAGTTCCAATCTTTTTTTCAGAATAAGAAACTCTGCAACATCTGGTTCTGCTGTAATTTCATCAATTTCAGCACCTTTATATCGTCGATATTAAGAGAAAAATAATGTTACATTATAATGATTTGAATGGTGTAAAATGCACATTGTCTGCAAATATTTTATCAACAGACACACTTAGTATTGCAATGACTTCAGCTGGTTCACCTTTCAAGTTGCCACCTGCACCTGATTTTTTAAGTCCTGACTTATACAGGCATTATTTTCTGACAATAAAAGATGCAACAACACCATCAAAATGGGAACGGGTAAAAGTAAAAGCAAGGGCCGGTTCTGATCCAAATTTCACATATACATTAGAAAGAAACATTGATTCAAGTGATGGAAGTGCACATGATTTTGATGCTGGTTCAATTGTTGAATGGATTGTCGGTTCTGAAGAAATTGGAAAAAATTCAATGATTGATCTTAGTGCTTGCGGGGCAATGACTGTCAATTCAGGTGATGTCAAATATGTTTGTCCAAAAAATCCAATTATTGATGCAACTGAAACAAACAGGCAGTGGGTGTCTGGTTTTCCCGGTGACCTTCAGTTTGACAGGATTGCTTTATATGTTTCAGCGGAATCATTGGCTGGTGGTGACCCTGCAGACGTTATTATAAAAATAAATGGCTCTGCTGCAACAGGGGCAATAATTCCTGCTTATACAACCGGAATGATTGTTGAAGCACCTTTTGACCCGGTTACAATATCACCTGCTGACAAAGTTTCATATGAAATTGATGCAAGTTCTGCAACTTCTGGTTCTGTGACATTTGGAATGATAGCACTTGAAGCATGGGTGAAGGGTTAAAAATGATTTATATTCCATTCAGTAACGGTTCAAGACAATCACTTTCTTCAAACCTTCTAGCCGCAGACACAACATCTATTCAACTTACTTCATTTGGACAGCCTTGGAACTATTGTCTTGGACCAAATACAATATCAGGAACATTTGTTGCTTATAGATATTTCACCATAGTTGATGATGAAGATAACCCTACAAAGTGGGAACGGGTGAAAGTTACCGCTTGGGCTGGATCAGCACCAAATTATAATGTTGATTTGGAAAGAAACATTGATTCAAGCACAGGTCTTGCAATGGACTTTGATGCTGGCGCAGTCATTCTTTTTTCAATTGGTCCTGAAGAATTAGCGCACACCAACATGATAAATTTAAGTTGCGCAGGGGAAATGACTGTATTACCAACAGAAGAAAAATTCTTTTGCAATGGGAATGCAATCCCCGATAATAATGTTGGGAACAGGGAATGGACAAACCACTATGATTGTTCTTTTATATTCAGACAATTTGTATATAACGTGTTTGCAGAATCTTTATCAAGTAACGCGACAGTGAAAATTTATAGGAATGGAACATATATAGGTGGAACCATACCAAGTTCTACAGGGACAAAGACTGCCACATTTACTAGTGAAATAACTATTGCAAGAGGGGATAGGATTTCGTGGTCAGTAGATGCACCAGCAGGTACAGGATCAATCACAATAACTTCATTTTCAATTTGGGCTTGGGCGGACATATCAACATAAATGATTTTTTGTTAATTGTTTATATTAATATTTAATATATAAATTCACGCCGCTTCATTGCGGTTTTTTTATAACTAAAAAAAGGGGTTTAATAATGCCAGCTAGTGATCCTGATAATTGGAAATTCTTTCTTCAGTATCTTTGGGGTGTTGTGCTGCTTCCAATAAAAGCACTTTGGTCAAAGAATACAGAACTTAAAAAAGAGAATGAAGAAACACTTGCAGCATTAAATGAACACAAACTGCATGTTGCAAATAATCATTTTGACAAGCCTGAAGTTGAAAGAATAATAAAGGGTGCTATTGAACCAATCAAGGACAGTGTGGACAGGTTGACAGAATCAGTTGACAAGTTAGTTGATCGGGAATTGAAAAAATGAACATAATTCAACAGCACCTTGATCATGGTGGTGGTCATAATCTTCCAGAAACAATAGTTGTTCATTCTATGGGTGAACAAATAAATGACCGGGGCAAAATATACAGTGCTGTTGATTGGCTTGAATTCCTGAAGCTATCAGCACATGCATTGATTACACCTTCAGGTGATGTCATCAGGTGCAGACATGATGAAGAAGGTGCATGGCACGCGCGCGGATACAATAAAAATTCGCTTGGTGTTGAATTCTTGGTTGAAGGTGTTCATGATTATGGAACCTTTCTTGAAAAAATAAAAACTGATTATGTGACTACTGCACAATATGCATCAGGCGTTGAATTGATAAAAAACTGGATGAACCATCATGACATTGAATCAGTAAAACGTCACTCTGATGTTTCGCCTGGTCGAAAGGTGGACCCGGGGTCAGGTTTCAGGTGGACAGAATTTCTGCATAACTTTGATGATTAAAGGTGAATGAAATGTCAAAAACAATGAAAGCTTTTATTGACGGATTGCTTGCAGGAATTATTGCGGGTTGTGGACCGCTGGCAGGTGCACTGCTTGAAATGCCAAGGGATACAAACTTTGATGACATTGGTGGTGTCATCTGGCTTGCTGCATTGATCTTTGCAATTGCAGGTGCTGCAAAAGGGTGGAGGTCATACACCAAAAACCCTGATGTGTTGTCATGAAGATTTATGCATACATTGCAGCCGGACTTGCGGTCATGGCTTTCATTGTCTGGTATTCATCCAATCAATTTGATGCAGGATATAATACGGCGAAGGCAGAATATGAATCAGTAATGAGAGCAAGATTGAATGTCAGGATTGCGGAAAGCGAAAAAAAGCAAGTCCGGATGAATGACATCACTGCAAAGTGGCTTGCTGAAAAAGACAACATCAAAATTGAATATGTGAAAATAAAGGAAAAGGTGACTGAATATGTGGAAGACAATCGTTCTTGTGATCTCAATCGGGGGGCTGTTGGGTTGCTCAACAAATCAGCCAAAGGAAAACGAATGCATCAAGGTGGTGATTCCACCATCACTGAAACAGAGGCCAAACAGCCTTCCACTATTACCCAACAGGCCCAGATTAATCACTGTATCGGATGGGCTGAGCAATACAACGAAATAGCAGAAAGATATACAACATTGATTGACGTTTTGGAGGAAGCAGGACTGTGAACATTCAAATCATATTAGAAAAGATTCAGGAAGTCATTGAAACCATCACAACACTTCTTCCAGATGACAAGATGAAGCATGTGTTGTGGGCCTATTTGGGCGGGTCCCTGCTGGCTTCTGTGCCTTTTGTTCATTGGATAGTGGCGTTTGTGGTCATTCTGGCCATTCTGGTGGCTTATGAGGTGGCCACATGGGAAAGAAACACACTGATTGAACATGGTCTTGATCTGCTGGCCGGGGCTTCAGGGCTGGCTGCAGGGGTCATTATTGTGTCAGGTGTGTTCAGCTGATGTGGTTTGTCTGAATTTAATCAATTTTTTTTGGATTAATGATTGTATATCCATTTTCCCTTTGCATTCCACCATCCGTCAAACTGCTTCCACAGGTTTGAATATTCAGGTGAATCATCTGGAAAGAATATTTCTTCATCAGTGTATTCAAATGATGGTCCACAATATGAATGGAAGGACATCATGACAGTCCTTC